ACCTGGCAGTAAGTCTGCTAAAAGTCGCAAAAGTTTCTGTGCACGTATGGGTGGTATGAAGGGTCCGATGAAAAAACCTAACGGTGATCCAACTCGCAAAGCATTAGCACTACACAAATGGAATTGTCACGAAGGGGTAGAGCATAGTTCCAATACTAGAAAAGCTGATGCGCCGTCAAAAAATATTAATGAATTTGTATCAAGTAATAAATTTAATCCTAACGGCGGCATGTCGTGGGATGAATTCTTAAAAATAATAAACCCCAACATGACCAAGTGGGGATTCAAAATTAAAGATCAAAATGATACTGTTATATATTCCAAACAAGGCCGACTAGCTAACGAATGGCTTATGATTGTGTTGGAGCCGCAAGAAGATATGGTAATGGCTACATTTGGTACAGTTGATGAAGGATCGCCATACATGAACCCAGCAGAATTTTTTAGCATGAATTCAGCTGGTGCAAATAAATTACTTGAGTCAATTCAGGCAGACTTTGGGCTGAATAAAAATATTGCAGAAAAATTTACTATAAAAGAAGCAGTAAATAAGTTACCACTTACCGATAATGATTTTGATTTAGTAAAACAGTTAATGTGTTATCCAATACCAGCGGTTATAGCACCAATGTATCTACAAGAAATTTTTGACGACGATGAGTTTAACGATATGTTAAAAGAATGGGAAGAAACAAACCCTAACATGGATATTAGACCACAAGTTGTAGAATGGTTTAAGCGTGTTATGCCCGATCAGATGTATAGATTTACTGGCGACAAACAAACTATGAAACAAAAAATGGGACTTAGTTCTGTTATTCACGGTTACGATCCCGGTATGTATCACGGAACTAATGAACCAATAACTGGCAACGCATACGGTAGTAGATAATTAAAATGTATCCAATCACATTTACAGATAATGCTGCATTAAAAATTGCGGACTTAATAGCTGAGGAAAATAATCCAAAATTAAAATTAAGAGTTTTTGTTCAAGGTGGCGGATGCAGTGGATTTAGTTATGGGTTTACATTTGACGATACTATAAATGAAGATGATACTGAACTTAAAAAAGACAATGTATCAATTTTGATTGATGCCATGAGTTATCAATATCTCTCAGGTGCAGAAATTGACTACAAAGAAAGTTTAATGAGCTCAAGTTTTGTTATCAACAATCCTAATGTTGAATCTACTTGTGGTTGTGGAAGTTCTTTTAGCATGCCTGATTACAACGATTTTAACAATAACTATTGACTTTCAAAAATTTTTCTGCTATACTTGCCAATATGCTAAGTATAGCACTAAAGATCAGGAGTCAATATGGCAAATAAATTATCAGATGCAAACTTAATTAGATTAAAACAATTAGTAAACGACGGTGTACAAGTTTTACAAGAATGTGAAGACCTACGCACAGGTCTTTCTGAAACTGTCAAAGCTATCGCCGAAGAGCTCGAAGTAAAGCCAGGTCAGTTAAATAAGATTATAAAAATTTCGCATAAGGCAAATCTTGGTCAAGTTGAGGCAGATTTTGAAGAAGTTAAAAGTATGTTAGACCAACTTGGTCGAGGATATTAACTTTGTACGTTGATGCACTATTTAAAAAAACCGGTGAGTCGGAAGTAATTAGGATAGTTGAACGTGTAAATGGTAAAAGAATTTACAAGGAGTATCAACCCGACTATCATTTTTATCTCAGTGACCCAAAAGGATCGCACAGGTCTATTTACGGCGATGTTGTAAAAAAGATTGTGCCTCGAACATTTGTCGAAAAGCAAAAAATCCTTAAAACTTTATCTTTTAATTCTAAAAAATGGGAAAGCGATGTAGACCCAATTTTTAGATGTTTTGAACAAAACTATTCATCGGGCGAAGCACCTGCGCTAAATGTCGCATTCTTTGATATTGAGACTAGCTTTGATAAAGAAAAAGGTTGGTCAGAAGCAAACGAAGCGAACAATTATATAACGTCAATTTCGGTGCATTTACAATGGCTTGATGAAATTATATGCTTGGCAGTGCCTCCAGACACACTTACCTGGGAAGAATCTCAAGTTATAGCTGAAGAAGTAGGAAATGTTGTATTATTTAAAATAGAAGCAGAAATGCTTAATGCATTTATTGATGTAATTGAAGATGCAGATGTATTATCTGGATGGAATAGTGAAGCATACGATATTCCATACATTGTAAATCGTATTAAAAAAGTTTTAGGAAAACACGAAGTAAGACGCCTATGTTTGTGGGAACAAGAGCCAAAGAAGCGAGAGTTTGAACGCGGTGGTAAAACATCAGAAACATATGACTTGCTTGGACGAGTGCACGTTGATTACTTGCAAATTTATAAAAAATACAACTATGAAGAGCGTCATAGTTATGCTCTTAACGCTATTGCAGAAGCAGAGTTGGGGGAAACAAAGTTGCAATATGAAGGTACATTGGATGAACTGTATAATGATGATTTTAAAACATTTTTAGAATATAATATTCAAGATACACGATTACTAGATAGATTAGACAAGAAATTACAGTTTATTGATTTAGCAAATTCTATTGCGCATTCAAGTTGTGTTTTGATTCAGACAACAATGGGTGCTGTTGCAGTTACTGATCAAAACGTACTAATGGAAGCACACAGCAAGAATTTAGTATGTCCAGATAAAAAACATAGTAAGGAAAGCGAATCAAGTCGTGCAGCCGGCGCATGGGTCGCTACACCAAAGAAAGGACTACATAAGTGGATTAGTAGTACAGACATGAAGTCACTGTATCCATCAGTTATTAGAGCTCTTAATATGAGTCCAGAAACAATTGTAGGACAAATTAAGTTAGATAGGACTAACTCTGAAATTTCTATGTGGGAAATGAAAGGCAGCAAAAATACATTTGCAGCTTGGTGGAATGATAGATTTAATGTGTTAGAAATGGAAGAATTTTATTCCGGGGACATTGGCACTAAATTAGAATTAGAAATGGAAGATGGTAACGTATTTGAAGTTACTGGTGCTGAATTGCGAGAGCTAATATTTAATGGAAATCAGCCATGGTGTATTAGCGCGAATGGGACAATATTTAGAACAGATATTGAAGGTATTATTCCATCACTATTATCGCGTTGGTATAGTGAGCGTAAGATGCTGCAAGGTATTTTAACAAATTATCAAGATATTGAAGATAATGCAAAAATTGAAGGTACAAAAATACCTGAAAAACTTTTTACAGAAGATGATGTCAGTGATGTCGAAATAAAAGCAAATCCGTATTCTGAACACGATGCATATAAACCCAAAAAGCTAAAAGAACTAATCGAAGAAGGCCATAAAAAGCGTGTAGTGCAGTATATGAATCAGCATGGATTGACCATTAAAGATGGTAAAGCCATTGCAAGAGATCAAAAGGCGCTTAAACGAGTTATTGGATTTTGGGATAAGCGACAATTAGTCAAGAAGATTAATTTGAACTCAGCATACGGTGCGTTGTTAAATGCAGGTAGTCGATTCTTTGATCAACGATTAGGTCAGTCAACTACGCTAACTGGTCGCACGATCACAAAGCATATGGCATCTAAGACAAACGAAATGATTACAGGTGAATATAATCACTATGGCGAATGCATTATTTATGGTGATACTGATAGTGAAATATGTACAACAAAACATTTGACAAATTTAGGTGAAAAATCTATCGAAGAGTTGTTTAATGGATGTATTGAATTTTGGAATGATAACGATAAAGAATATGCTTATAACCCAGATCTTATGGTAATGTCGTATGATGATGATATAGATGAGCCATATATGGGTCATATCGAATATATATACAGACATAAAGTTTCTAAAGATTTATATGAGATTGAAGACGAATTAGGAAATATTATTACAGTAACAGAAGATCATTCGGTAATGGTAGAACGTGATGGAATACTTATCTCCGTTAAGCCAAAATCTATTTTAGATTCAGATATATTAATATCTATAATGATACACGATAAATAAGTTATGGGCATATGCCCATAACTTATAGGAAATATTATGCCTGGTTTTAGAAAAGAATCTTCTTATATCGAAAAATATGGTATGGAAATTGGCAAGTTAAAGTATAAAGAAATTGTCAATAAGAGAACAGTGCGAGATACACGCAGATCTATAAATTTTATAGAAAACAATGACTCGATTCTAAATGGCGATGCCGTACAATGTTGTGCCTGCGGTAAAATATTTAAGCGTATAACAAGGACGCATCTAAAAAATACATGCATAGATAATATAACACCCGAAGAATACAAGATTAAATATCCCAACGCAGAAATAGTGGCAAAAAATTTAACCAAATTATTTAGTAATACAGAAAAATCTATGAAGGAGAAATACGGAGAAGAATCCGGTTCTGCAAAATGGAAGAACTATAGGGAAATACAAGCCGAGACAAACACCTTCGATTACAAATCAAAGAAATATAATATGTCAAAGGATGAATTTGATAATTATAATAAATCAAGATCTGCTACATTAAAAAATTTTATAGAAAGGCATGGCGAGGAAATCGGGTTAGATAAATGGGAAGAATACTGTGAAAGACAACGATATACGACTACTATTGATTATTTTATAGAAAGATACGGTAAAGAACTTGGTACCAACAAATATGATAAATTTTGCCTAGATAGAAACTTAGCAAATTGCAAACAATCTAAAAAAGAACTTGAAGTGTTTGATGAAATAGAAAATATATTGCAAGATATACAACGCTCTGTTAGACTACATAACCCGCATTATGGGCCATTTGATTACGGTAATGTAGATAAAAAGAAATTAATTGAATTTTATGGAACATATTGGCATGGCGATCCTCGATTTTATACAGAATCGGCGTATCATTGCCAGAAACGAATGACATTTGGTAAGATAAGGAGCAGAGACCAGGCAAAACAGACTTTTGCGGTAAACAATGGTTATTCTATTTTTGTGATATGGGAATACGACTGGGATAAAAATAAAATAGAAATGATACAGAAATTAAAGGAATTTTGGTATGAAAAGTAAAGATTTAGCCGATGCATTAAAAAATTTAATATTATCGCCCATCGAAGATACAGCCAAAGTATATAAAGAAGTACAGCATTACTTGTGCGAATTGAAACCTCGTAAACAAATATCATTACATAAAGCAAAAGTAAAGTCTGTAAGGAAAGTTAGAAAGGCAGATAACGAATATGTGTATGATATAGGTATGCGAAACGAAAAGAAACCTTGGTTTTTTGGTAATAATATTCTTCTTCATAACTCTTGCTATTTCAGTGCGTATCCCACTCTAAAGGAAGAAATCGAAAGGGGCGATATATTATGGACAAAAGAAAGCGTAGTAGATTTGTACAATGATTTAGCTAAAGCAGTATCAGCTACATTTCCGCAATTTTTACTTGATACACTAAATGTGCCACTTAAGAAATCAACTGGTGTGATTGCAAGTTCTCGTGAAACAGTTTCTGAAAGTGGCATCTGGATAGTTAAAAAGCGTTATGCTTGTTTAATGTATGATAAAGATGGTATTAGATTAGATGTAAGCGGCAAGCCTGGGAAAGTAAAGGCAATGGGTCTAGATCTAAAGCGTGCCGACACACCAAAGTTTGTACAAAAGTTTTTATCTGAAATCTTAATGGATGTTCTTACCGATAAAGGTGAAAATTTTATTATTGATAAGATTCGCAAGTTTAAAGAACAGTTTGAAGATATGAAGCCTTGGCAACAAGGTACTCCTCGAGCAGTTAATAAATTAACTCATTATAAAGAAAAATTAGAACTTGCAGGATTAAAAAAATTAAAAGGCGAAGAAATTGGTAATCTTCGTGTGCCAGGGCATGTGACAGCAAGTCTTGCATGGAACAGATTACGAGATATCAATAATGACCAGCATGCAATGCGTATTATCGATGGACAGAAGATTATTGTTTGCAAGTTAAAAGAGACTGTAGATAATAGATTAACTAGTATTGCGGCGCCTGTTGATGAAATGCATTTGCCAGGATGGTTTACATCCTTGCCATTTGATAGCGATGGTATGCAGGCTAGCATTGTTGATAAGAAGATTGAAAACTTATTAGGTGTCTTGAAGTGGAATCTGAAGGCCGCCAGTAAAGAAGCCGATCATTTCAACACATTGTTTGGTTAATTTCGCTTCGCGTATGAAATGTTTGACTTTCATTGAACAAAACATTATACTACATTTATTAGGAGAAATTACATGGCTTTATTAGACGCATTAAAAGATATTGTTAAGCACACAAGCTCATTGGGGTTTATTGAAATGGTTAAGGTTGTTGGCTCTGCTACTGATCTTAAATTAGAGACAAAGGACGCAGATAATACTGTTATCATTTATGGTAATATGTATCAACCAGTTGCAGGTCTTGAAAGCACTATTGGTCTTTCAAGAATGGCATTGCTAAAAGGTGTTATTGGCGTTCATGACGGATCGACTGTAAGTATTGTATCAGAAACACGTAATGGTGCTACTACCCCTACAGAAATTACATTCGATAATGGTGCAGAGTTTGTATCTACATATAGACTTATGGCTGAAGCGATGATTAACGATCAAGTTAAGGTGCCTGCATTTAAAGGCGCTAATTGGGATGTTACTGTAGCACCAACTACGGCAGCTATTGCATTGTTTAACTCTGCATTTGGCATTTATGGTGGATACGAAAAGCGATTTGTTGTTAAGGTAGATAAAGGTACGCTAAAGTTTGAAATTGGCGATGGTCCAACAGACCGTGTGACTGTGCCATTTGCTACAAGTGTTACAGGTTCGCTGTCGCACAAATGGACATACCCGCTGTCGCAAGTTCTTAGTATATTGAAGCTTGCAGATACTTCTACATGCACAATGAGCTTTTCTGATGCAGGTGCATTAAAAATTGACATCGACAGTGGCATTGGAAAATATAGCTATATTATTCCTGCAGGTAAAGCCTAATACGCAACTTAAGACTAATGTGTTAGCAATAGTTAGCATATTAGTCCATCCTGTATCCTATTCGTTACATACAGTTGCTGTAACAAAAAAAGAAGACAAAATTACAGACAAGGTCTAAATACAATATGAGCGACATTGATAAAGTATTTAATAAATTGAAAAAGCCTATCTATGAAGAAATAAATAATGAGCTTAGTAAACAAGGTATATTAACTGCCGATATGATTGAAACATGGCTCATTAAAAACGGGTACGGATGGACATACAAGGATTTCCTTGAAGAACGCAAGGCGCGGATACTTAAGAATATTAAATGACTAATCAAAAGATGTCATTATTCCAGCGTTGCAAAACATAGACCAAAGAACATAAAAAGAATTCAGAAGTAAATATCAGAAGAGTAGTTTCTAATGAAACTAAAAATACTGGAAAAATAAAAAGGATAATAATGGGAATTGATCTTACAAAAAAACATGTTGAAGGTAGATGGGCGCGATACCTCCCAGCCATCAGCGGGTTTTATAC